CGGAATCGTAGGATTCTTTTTGATGATCTTGAGCCATTCCTTTGCCCATACTTGGGCATCTGTTGTTTGATTTAGATTTACTTTTTTCATATTATTCCACACTCTCCACGGCATCGTCTCCCTCTTTCACCGCATTCTCAGTAATATCATCATTCTCGGTTCCCGTCTCTTCAACGTCCTCAACTATTTTACTATTCGGGTCTCGGTAGGCCATGATGTATTTATCACAAATAGCCTGATAGATTTCCTCTTTTAGAGCGGCATCGGTGTTCATAAGTTCCACGAACTTAGCAGTCTTGAATTCCATTTTATCACCAGTAGGACGTTTGTATTCGTACCCTGTTTTTCCATCGCCAGTAACAATTCCATACTTCTTCATAAAATTGATCCAGCTTGCGAGGTCTTGAATACCTGAGTCATAATGAATCTCAAACGCAGCAGTACGATAGTTTGGGCCGCAACGATTCTTGATGACTTGTGCCACGGTTTTCATTCCTATAACGTCTTTAGCCGAATTCTTTAGTTTACCAAGGTTGGCAAGACGAACACGAACAGAACACGCAAACGGAAGTGCTTTTCCACCGGGGACAATCCATTTGTCACCGAATGGCCCTGCTTGCATATTGTAGCGAACCTGATTGGTAAAGACAGGAAGAATGCGCTGACAAGCAATGAGACCTGTACATTTACGCATAGCCTTGCTGATAACAATTGATTTACCAGTATTGTACCCACTTACACCGTGATCAGATTCCATTTCACTTTCCACAGATGCTTGTGTCACTGAGTCTGTGAGAATAGTAAGAAGCCTGTTCTTGTTTGCCTTGCGGAAGGCTCCAATACAAAGCTCGAATTTGTTGAAAAAATCCTCTAAAGTAGTGAAAGGAACGTAGTTTACATTTTTTATGTTAACTCCTAAAGCTATCCAGAAATTCTTGTCAACGGAAAATTCTGAATCAAAAAATACAGCTTGCCCACCACGTTTCTGAGTTTCTGCAATGATCTGAGCGCATATGAGAGATTTGCCTGTTCCTTCCAGACCACTGAGTTCCACCATTCGGCCAACCGGAAGGCCACCATGCGCTCGGTTGGAAATTGCTAAATCTAAAAGAGTTGAGCCGGTGGAGACCCACTCATTAACTTGCGATGGATTGTCATCTTCGTCTAAGAAGTATGACGCTTTAGTACCATCTTTGTTTGATTTGTTAAGTGCATCTTGAAGTACGATTGCTAATTCATCTCTATCTACGGGGTCGGAGTCAATGTGTTTTGAAGATTTTTTTCCTGCCATAAGTTTCCTTTTGTTGTATATGATTGAGAGAGTACCTGAATTCAGGTACTCTCTCAAGTTATTTTAACTCACTCACCAACGTTACTTGGTTGGAGTAGCAAAGAAGTCATCAAACTCACCGGATACCGCTGCGGTATCGGAGCTTGGTGATGGAGTTACAGAAGCGGGAGCCGCTGCTGGTGCTGGTGTTTCCACTTTAGGAGCAGGTGTACCACCGGGAGGAACATGAGCAGGAGCCGAAGCTTTCCCGCCAGTGTTGGACTCATCGGTTGGATTCAACCATTTATTGACAGCTTCCTTAAGCTCTTCATAGGACTTCAGAGGAAAAATTGTCAAAATATCCTTCTGGTCACGGATTTTGTCCAGTAGTTCACGCTTGGTAGGATCAACTACCGGCGTTTTCGTAGGATATGGAGTAATAGTTGTCTCTGGAATGGGTTCTCCTTTGGCATTTCTCTTGCCACTATCTTTTTTGAAAACCACTTCCAGATCGTTGCCGTCAGCTAACGAAGTAATGTCTCCCCACATCGCAGGCTTGGTAGTCAAAGCGAGGAGTTGTTTTAGTACTTGTACACCGAATCCCCAGAAACGGACACCCAATGCTTCTTCACCACGAACGATGATGGGACAGTAGGTACGTTTTGTTGGAGTAAGTGTTTTTGCGACTTCCTTTTCCTCATTGCTTCCGCTAGAACGCATCCTTTCGACGCATTCTTGAACGGGGTCAGGCTTCCCAAAAGTGCATGGAGCCAAATAGGTTTTACCTGCCAATTTGTAGTAGAATTGAAGACTTATGAAGGGGTCTTCAGGATTGAACTTATAGGGGACAATTCGGATCACTTGCGGGCCTTCTTTGGGTTTCCAAAGGAGGTTTGCGAATTCTGCGTTTTTCGCACCATCCTCAATTTCCTTGAGGCGTGCGGCGAGTTTAGTTACGTTTAATGCCATAATTTATAATCAGTTAATTGGTTAATGAAGTAATGAGTTAATCGTTAACAACAATCGTTAAGTCTCAACCTTTTTACTCCAATACATAGCGAACTCTATGTTATAAAAAACGACATCGCAACTTATTTTAACAAAAACTTTTGACTTTTTTTATTCTATGAGAGAAAAAATCTTGAGGGGAATTATACGGACGGAAACATTACCAGATATCACAAGTGAATTCGCATATAACTTCCAATCAAGCACATAAGATTTATCCAAACAACCATTCTCTTCTGTTATGAGAGTGTTGAGTGCATTCAGGCTATACAGTGTATTGGTTTGCTTTTTTCGGTGGATAAGGATCGTGTTGGGGAACTTTGGAGAGTTCTTTTGCATATTCAGAACATTGTAAGTCAAATAAATCTCCTTTGGCTCTTTGGCGTTCATGAAAGCGAAAATACGGTTGCAATAAACTTCGTAAAACGTTCTGATTTCTTCGGCTGTCTTTTTGAAATCTGTAGGATTGGAAAAAGTACACAATAACTGTCGGGTGTCTTGATCTTGCATAGGTTGAAACTTGGTAACGTGTTATGGCTTTATAAACGGCATCAAAAATGTAATGGCTTCACGAAACCCCAATTGATCTGCTTTGTTATAGAGTTCATGTAACTGTCTTTTACACTCTTCGGTCATCGGCGGGGTTATATTGGCAAGAGCATGATCGTCTGTTGCCATAATTTGCTTTACAACTTCTTTTTCGGCGGCAATACGCTCGGGAGTCTGAGGAGCGGGTGGTGGAGTAGTTGCCGCCGCAGCCGGTACTGGAGGAATCTTGGGAGCCTCGGTGTCCGTTCCCATCGGAGGTTCAATCTCCAGTTCCGCATTTCCTTGTTGTATCTTCGACCCACTTCCTCCACCACCGCCAAACAAATTAGACGATGGTTTCGCCGGAACATCTTCTTCGCCTTCTGGTTCTTCTTTCTCGGGAGGCGGTTCTTTTTCGACAGGTGCGGGTGGTTCGGCTGGTTTAGGAGCGTTGGCTGGTCTTTGTATGGTATATTTCCCCGGGTTTTCTTTCATTGCCTTCGTTCTATGAGCGGGGGATGGCCAAGTCACTAAAATACCGTCTTCTACCCTATACGCCTGCCTTTCGGGAAAACGACCCTCTACCATACGATTAGTAACATGAATGGCTGCTTCTTTAGTAATACCCTTTTTGAGGAAATAGTCACGGAGAGCATTCATATGTTGCTCTTCTTCCATTTGGAAAATTCCATCTGAAACTCGGGGGTCTAAACAAACTTCATTAAAGACCCTATCTACAATGTTGTTAGACATATACTTTGATAATAAATATCAAAAGTAGAGTCAAAAGACGATATTTTAGGGGCTATTAGATGGCTATCAACTTTACATCATGGTAATTATCCCCGAGGTAGGTTTTCATAGGGAACTTACCATCAAAACTCATTATGCGACGAATTTCCTGAAGAGTTTTATATCCATCATCTTTATGGAAATCATAAATCACCGCATCGTAAGTGTAAAGCACGGCTTTGGTCTTTTTATCCTTCAAATACTCCATTACGGTCTTTATTTTCGGGATAGCTAACTCTCCTTCGACTGCCTGGAGGATATAATTGAACAATTTGGCTGGATTTGGGTCTGCTATGTGTTTGTTCGTAATCTCCCGTTTGAATATAGGAGTCAAAACGTATCCGTGCTCTTGAAAAAAAGTCCACTGTTCATCAATGAACGTTTTGAGATTGGCAAGCCATTTGATATGGGCGTACTTTTCCTCTACCCCGCCATAAAGCTGCCTAAAAGTTAGTTGTTTAGCATTCGCTATGTCGGTTTCGTCCACTGTTTTCTTCTGAAAATACAACTTGGCGAGATACTCATAAATATCCACATCAACAGGAATGTCATATTTGGTAAGTGTACAAATAATGCGAGGGTGAAACGCAGTATAGTCCACTACTACTATCTTCCCATCCTTGCCATACCGAGAACAAAAACATTTTCGGCTTCCATCTGTATGACTTAGAGCCGCATAGTTGACTCCCGCATACCTATTACTCGGCCTTCCCGTTGAAGTATAGACATTGTATTGACTATAAACAATCCCCGAGGGGCCGGAATCAATTCCAAACCTCTCTTTGAACAATGTTTGATCAACAAAAATACCTTGTGATTCTAACTTTCCAAGTGTTCCAATAATAAGTTCATTGAACCTTGGGTAATCAACCCCGGGAGTGAACGTTTTGATCAACTCTACCACATCATCAGCTATAGTATCAAAGGTTTCTTTATGTTTCAGAAGAGGAATTGCTAGGTTTATCTTGCCGTGCCCCATAGAATTTCCTCTAACGAGATAATGGGCAGGAGTTTCATATTCATTTGGTTCAATTGTAGAGTTATTCTTAAGAAACCCAACGAGATTGGCATCGTTTATGTTGGGAACATGCATAATCTGTTCAAACGATTTCTTATCAAGTGCCCACTTTTTGTTGTCGCCCAGGAGAAACACTTTTGTAAACCATTCCATATTTACTTTCGGTACTGAATCGGGGTGCCCGAACGAAAAATAGTAGGTCTTTCCCGTGGAAACATTTCGGATAAAAAGAATAGCTGGATTATTCACCACTGGGTGTACATCATCCTCCACAGGAACAACATGCATAAACCAAACAGCGTTGGTATTCTCCAATTGAAACCGAGTACAGTCTGTGGGCGTTTCTATCATCGTTGCCATAGTAACACTGGCAACGAGAAAGTCAATTTGTTTTAGGTGTGAATACCAAGACGCTGTTTAATATCGCCTCGTAAAGGTATAATTCCCGCTTCAATAGTAGTTGTCCATTTTCCGTTTTCAATATTTTCTTGCAGGTTCGTAATACGGAAAAGAATATTTTTCTCGGAGTATGGATCGGGGAGATTTCTCACCAAAAATGCCATAAATGTCCTCAATCCTCCAATCCCCTGAATAGTGATTGAAGCTTGGAATTGAGGCATAATTCCTATGTATTTTGGGTTATTTAACTCGTCACCATCATCCAATAACATCTTAAGTGCTTCAGTGCATGGGAGTGTTAGCCTTCTGACTCCATCTGGTGTAGTCACCTGAAAGGTTTCTTCTTTTGGTTTGACCACTTGTAGAGAACGCATTGTTTCTTTCCAAGAATCGGTTTTTATTTCGGTGGGTGCTGTGGCTTTTGTATCGTCATCCTGTACTAGACGATCTTTATATTTATACTCCAGCAATTCATCGGCACCATTCTTAATCACTATTTTTTTATCGGGGTTGTTAACACTGGAATACATAGCGTTAATGGCTTGTGCAGCACTAAGAGTAGGTTTAAAGTTCAGCCCCAACAATAAGCTATCAGCATCCATATAATCAAAAGTGTATATCTCTACACCAGAATTTACCGTGGACATAAAACGATAGTCCGCAATTTTCATTGGGGCAAATAGATTTGGATCACGATCTCCCTGACCTGTGCCTGTTACCAACCTGAAATCCCAGAAGTTTCCACACGCCTTGCTGATTTCTTCCATGATTCTCTCAACCAATTTTGGATAGGTTTTTACACTAGAGTCTTTATTTGTCAGCCGCTTCAACATATCCACATGAAAGTATAGATTTTTCAAATAGCCAGAGAAAAATTTAGGGTATGGTTTTCCCTTTGCTCCCGTGCGAGGCACATCACTTATAAACGGAAATTCACTTATCCCTCCAGCGTTCTTTTTACGCACCCAGTTAATGATTTTGTCCAAATCATCTCTTTTACACGATCCCGCCTTAGTAACGTTGTCCACTTGTTTATTTTGAACATTAGACAAATCTGCGTTAGGAATATCAGCTTGCTCTAATTTAGCGTATGCCGCCGCATCCACCGCCGGGGATTGTAGCCCGTAGTTTCCCCAGAAATAGTGTGGAGTGAGCTTGTTTGGAATTAGCAATACTGTGCCATCAGTAGAGATCATATTAGGATGAGCACTAATAACAACATCGTCAATATCAACTCTAAACATCTCATCTCCCCGGAGACCCGTCAATGACGAAGCATGATAGTTAATAATTTCCATAATCAGTCCCAAACTAAGCCACATGTTTTTGCGTGGAGCTATCCTATCAAAATCAATGTTTTTGTTCTTGTTGGTGGAGAAAGGTGTACTGGTTTCATCATCCCTTCCCCAAAACACACCATAAGCATATTCTTGCCAGTTGTCAGGATGGGTATCTATTAAATATTTGGTAAACTTTTCAAGTCCCGTTATTGTGGCTGGAGATTTTGTTGCCACTTCCTTGAACCTCGTTGGTATTAAATCAACAAATGACGTTAGGTTATCTATGGGAAGCTTATCATCTGGCTTGGAAACATTAAATGCTTCCGAATCAATAATTAATCCGGCGTAAATACGATCCTGCGACATAATCTCAGTTTTACATCGTATTTTATTGTTATCAATTGCCCACTCAAAATTTATGATTCTCCCGAACAATACATCATAGTTTCCACTTGAATTAAGAATGTTATTCGTATAAAGAGAGTATGGATTATTGTTAAGTTGTTTCAACTTTCCCGT